CTTGAGCATGTTTTCTTGTGCGATGGGAGGCCATCTAGAGAAAGGGAAGAATAAATCTCCTTCTTCCAGAAGTTCTTTAAATTGCCTAGAAAGGGACATTTGTCGGAACAGTTTTATTGCAATTATTTTTCCCAATATTCGACTAGGTGGTCGACCGTTTGACGGAACGCTCCGGAAGCACGGAGACTCTCATAGTTCATGACTAGATAACGGTCCATGTTGAGAATGAACATCATATACCATCGGAGATGCCACTTTCGACGTACAAGCTTGCAATAAAGTCTATATGCAGAGTCGAATCGGAAATGAGTCTGATGGATTTCACTGTAAGGAGTTTTTGGGTGTCTGGAATTTGGGAGATACCACTTCCAGAAGGTAATAGCAGAATCTTCTTCTATTTTCTGTCTTTTGGGGTTGTTCTCTGTTCTGGGATTCATATTTCTGAATTAATTAGTTCTGAAGGGAACCTTCCCTCAGCAAAGTGAAAGTTCACTTGTGCGTATAAACCCGCAATTAATTAGATGGTAACTTTTTATTGCGGTCAATCCGTGAAACGGAGACGAGCGATAGCGTCACTGTTAGCAGTGATGGTGGCTAGGTTCTTCAAGGTACGGAAGTACAGGTACAAAGCACCAGTGGAGATGTCCGCGATGGTCATGGGGACACTCTGGCCGGAGTAGACCGACTCCAGGTTATTGAGCTTCACGTATTCATCGAAGTGAGTGGGGGCCGCCAGGTAGGGGCCTGTACCGAAGGAAGGAGTGAACTGGGCCTGAGGTTCGATAATGCAGTCACGGATGACTCGGAAGCGGTCCATATTGTCGTATCTCAGAGGTTCAGAGATATCATTACAGGCTTCAACGCCTGCTTGAGACGTAGTACCAAAGATGGTGTTGAATAGCGGAATGGCCGCGCCGGAGGGCTGCTTGTCCCAGACAAGAACCATACGAACGTAAGTACCGTCGAGAGCTCCGGTGACAGTGTTTGGGACGAAGGCCCAATTGATCTGCCCGACGAGACGGACAGACTTCAGATGAGTCTTCCGACCGACTCGATTCCAAGAGCCAGTTCCGGCTTGAATGAGATTCAACACAAATGCGTTTGCATTAGTATTAGTGGTAGATATGATGGCAGTAACATCAATATCAGTGTCCATTCCCTTCTTCTCAACAGAAAGAGGACGGGCAATGGCAAGTCTAGTACTGCGACGGGGACGTCTAGCGAGGTAATCACCTCTTCGCACAGGACGGGATGCAGTACGGAGGGGAAGTCTTCCAGTACGTTCAAAAGTAGTTCTAGGAGCTCGACGGTAGGGTTCCATGTTTCTAAAGAAATGAGAACGCGCGAATTTATTTCCTAATTAGGATCACGATAGGGCGCAGGTAGCGCTCCGACAATGTTGGGCACCTTTTCTACGAAATTAATAATGAGTGACCTGGGTTATTTTGGGCCACTTGAGGATGAAGAATCTGGGGATTCATCAGAACCTGATCAATGTTCAGTTGATTCAAGTGAGGCAGAGGCCATGGAAGGTTTCCCTTCTTAATCATATAGCCATCCTTGGTGAAGAAGATGATGTTATCGATTCTCCTGTCGAACGCTTGCCAACGGTCAAGTTCGGCAAAAATCTTTGGATACCATTCGTTGGGTGCACGATTAGAGGTAAACACGACGTTACGTGCAAGGAGTTGATGGAAAGCGCCTTTGGTATGGACCTCCATGGGGTACCGATCACAAACCCGAAGCCAGGTTGTATAAGGCATCTGACCATAGAAGTCGTCGAAAACAACGGTCTCATGTTGATCGGGACGATAGTCCCCAAAGAAAAACTGACCACCCTTCACAGGGTAGTCGGCCTGCACGTAAGGCGAAGGGCCCAGCATGGCGTAACGAGTTTTACCAGAACCTGGAGACCCGTAAAAAACTGAAACGACAGGTCGCCAATCTCGGCGAGGAGAGTAAAAAGTAGCCAAGGCTTCCTATTAATTAATTCGTGTCCGATACCATTCCTCTTTGCATACCCATGTAATGGGTGGGGTAGGTTTCAATCGCCGCGCATAGACCGCGTCGTTTTATAGTCTGGACGACTGACCATAGTTTCTCTCCAGCTGGAGCAGATATGGTACCAGACTCAAATATGAGTTGAGGTCTGGGAACGTCGGCAGCGGCGACGCAGTGCTCGCAATCGCAGAGGAGCTCTGGCTTCTTACAATAATGTGAAGCTTGATAAGCTGAACCCCTACGGGGTTCCCAGTGGACACGTTTGTCCAGTTTCTTGAGTTGTTTAAGTCTCTGTCCAGTTGGGAACTGGACAAAGCCTTGGAAGTGTACGGTCCCTTGTTCACCGATTTCCAGTTGGTAGACCATGTAGTTGTACACCCATGATCTGACACGCTTGTGATCTTTTGTCCGAGGGTTTGAGAGGGTAAAGACCCAGTCCTTAACAGGAGCAACTTGTCGGGGCATAAGTTAAGTTGTTGATAGTTGCGGTGGGCTGGGTAATACTGGCCAGCCCACTTTTTAGGAACGCGCCCGCGCGGTGACTTTTCCCAGGAGAAAAAGAAATTTCCATTGTGCGAGTAAACTCGTTTTTATTGTCAAGGAATATATGTATATCCTTGTGCCCGCATAGTTGCAAAGAACTTGCGGGTTTCTGCCTTCCAGAGGGACTTGGCGAACATGTTCTCTTCAGGGTCATCGGTATCGATGGGGATGGGGTAACGTTGGATTAAATCTTGGAAATCAAACGTTTTGGTAAGGATGGGAGCATCCTGTACTTGGGGTGGTGGCTGTGTCTCCCATTGGGATTCCACGGGAGGTTTGTCATAGAGTGAATCCGTACGTCCATATCTCATGTTGAATATCTTGCCTCTGGCGTAGAAATCCTGTTCACGGGCCTTTTTGGTCATGACTTGCTGATCTTTGATGGCATTCGCATCATACTGGCCTTCACGAAGTATCCAGTTAGAAGCTATCTCAGGTTTGAGACCATTGTAGCAGAGGAACCTCATGAGGTAATAACGCTCATTATTGGTTTTATGAACCTTGAGCATGTTTTCTTGTGCGATGGGAGGCCATCTAGAGAAAGGGAAGAATAAATCTCCTTCTTCCAGAAGTTCTTTAAATTGCCTAGAAAGGGACATTTGTCGGAACAGTTTTATTG